GCGTCAGCACCAATACCAACGTGAGCAATCTTGCAACCAAAGCATCCCTCAACATTTAGATCAGGATGCGTTTCCTGATGTTTAACCACTTATGTACTCCCCATATCCTGCTGCGGTAAGCGATGCTACCTCAGTAGCGTCAACCTCAATGTCATGCCCACCGTAATACACCTTCGCGACAGTATCCATGTCTGATGGTTCATTCTCGGTGTAGTTACCGTTCGTCAACAGAAACACATTCCTGCCTCTAGCGGTTGGTCGAACATGAGCTGCCAGACGGTTAGCGAGGCGTTGCTCTTGGGATAGCACTAAACCTTTAGTGAAGTTCTCTGCGAGCGTAGGGCGCACAAAGTTGTCGGTGGGTGGTCTAAAAATTGCCATCAGGTGATGCTATCTCCAAAGCCTGCTGCGGTGAGTTCAGCGACCTCAGCATCGTCTAAGAAATGCAGTCGACCACCATGCCACAGTTTTTCTACCTGACCTAGATCACGCTGGTCAACAATGGTGTATTCACCTGTTTTGAGTTTGTACAGGTTTCGTGCGCGAACACCTGAACGGTCGTAACGGCCTAAACGGTTCGCTGCATCACCACCACCGAAGTATCCACCTGGATAGTTGTAGGTGTATGGCACACGGAATATGTGCGACTTGACCCAATCCGCTGATGATGTTCCCTCACCCGATCCTGTGGCACTACGGAAGTACAAGATGCCACCCAATGTGACTGATGTGCCTTCACCGGAACCTGTGGCGGTACGAATGTTGACAACAAGATCAACACCTTCACCCGAACCGACACCATCACCTGTAGCGGTACGGATAGGTACACGAATGAACGTGACACTAGAAGCCCCTGATCCGCTACCCACAGCCGTTCTAACAGGGGTAATCTGACCTGAAGCACTCTCGGAGCCAACACCTGATCCTGTCGCTGTACGAGGCGCAATATGCAACCCCGTTGAATCCATCGTGCCAACACCCGAACCAGTCGCGGAACGAAGAAGAACAACAACCCGTGTCGCAGACTCCGAACCAGTACCACTACCCGTACCCTGCCGTTGACGCAACACCTGCGCCGAAGAAGAAGCAGTACCTAAACCGTCAGCTGTAGCAGTAACGGTGAGAACCGCACGAACACCCAAATAGAAACGACCACCGAAACGGTAAGGGAAACTGAAGTCAGTTAACTGACCTAAACGAACCTGCGCCGATCCCGAAGCAACAGAAGCAGAACCATCACCAACGCCAGTCGCGGTACGACTAACAACACGGAAATAGGTTGCCCGATAAAACGGGTGAGTATCAACAAACGGTTCGCTAAAACCTGTGACTGCTGTTTGCGCCATGAGGGGTTATCCCCTAACGGCTAGTCGAGCGACAGCGTGAGAGAAGTGATCTGAAAAGTATCGCCCGCCGTAACCGCAGCAGACGACGACAACGCGCCAGTCCACAAACAGTTACCACCAGTCGACGCATCCCACATAGACCAATGCGAATAAGTTTCAGTAGCAGCAACGTTCGTCCATTCCAAAGTTGCAGAAGTCGCAATAGAACCCGACGCTGCGGTAGCCCAAGCCGCAACCTTGCGAGTCGTTTCAGTAGCAGCGTTAGTCGTGCCAGCTTCACCAGCGTCACCAGTATGCAACTTCACATAAACGTTTGAAGGGATCGTCCACGCAGTCTTACCCGTGGTGTGTTCCAAAATCTTTAGTTCAGCGTAGTTGGAAATTGACATACAAACCTTTCGTCAAAAAGACTATACCAAATACAAAAGTGGGGTGGCCGAGCGAGGGGACTCGACCACCCCACAAGTGTGAGGTACTAACCGCCAATTAAGCGGCGTTTGCACCAATGCTGGATGACGACTCAATGCGACGCAACGATGCTTCGCGGAAGCGGCCGTAGCCACCGAGCCAGTACCAACCGATTGGGTTCCGTTTGATGCGTTAGCGAACACCTTTGCGCGAGGGGTTTCAATGAATCGTACTGATTCAAAGGTTCCGATCTCACCGTTGTAGATGTTTGCTGTGTCTACAGCAACGTGTGGGGCGTTCCATGATGCTGCACCGGTTTCACGGCGAAGGTCATAAGAAACGTCTGGGTGAATGTAACCCATGTAGTAACCAGCAAGCACGTCGCGAACAACCTTGTCGATTGAGTCACCAGCGTTGTAACCGATAAGGTTCGCTGCTGCTGCATCAATGTCCAAGAACGAAGTTCCACGGAGCTTTGCGGTGGTGTTGATGGTGTTGCCGTATTCGGCAAGGGTTACAGTCACTTGGCTGTCACTCATCGCTACAGGTGTAACGTCAGTGGTTTCAGCAAGTGTGCTGGTTGCTTCTGCGAGGTCTGCGAAAATCGTGAAGATTACCGAAGAACCAGGCATTGACTGGTTGGTTGGTTGAACATCGGCTGCTTGGTCGAACAAGAGTTCTGAACGGAGGGCGAAATACGCCAAACGATCATACGCTGCCTGGTCGGTATCAACCGAACTTTGCTGGGTATAAGACATTTGTCTTTTCCTTTAGGGGTAGCCCCAAAGAATGTGAATCCAATGGGGAGTGATTAGTATTTTTCTGCTTCGGCTCTCGCCTGGGCCAGCAGTTGCATCACTTCATCCGCGGATTTTGCTTGTGCAATACGTTGAGCGTAATCAACAGGAGGTTCGCTTGTCTGTCCAGCTCGCGCTGCCTGTGCCACCCGATTCCATGACTGCTGTTCAGCAACCACTTCCTTGTTCTGGCTAGGTATGAGACTTGCTTCTTCTGCTGCTTGTCGAATCGCCTCCGGTGTTAATTCACCGTCGTAGCCTTTAACGAAATACTTGTACTTCGGATCGTTCGGGTCTACGCCCGCTTTCACGAAGTTAAGTTCTCGTCGGGCTGCCTCTGCTGATGCTGCCTGCTCGCGTAAAGCCTTATTCTCGGCTTCAAGCTTTCGCAGGTGCGCCCGCACAGGGTCCTTCGATTGCTGCTGGTCTTGCATTACATCATCCTCAAACTCGTAGTTTGCATCTGACATGACCCACTCCTTCTGCCCACACCACGCTGGAGGTTACGTGATGGCTGCAAGTCTCACCCCTTTTGCACATTGAAATCGGGGGGTTTCCAATGGTGTTCGTAACCGAACATTAACAGTATACACACACCTTGCTTGACAGTGTCAAGTATCCTATTGTGCTTTACCCACACCTATAGAAGTAGAGCCTGATGTTTCACCAGTTGTCCGAGCAAATGACCCGCCACCAGCAAACTCACCAACACGCTGACGACGTTTACGCTCCAACTCTTGTTGCGCGGCGACATCAATCCCGAACGCCGCACCTGCCAGTTGTTCACCGGATAGTGCAGTCTCACCCGCGAAAGTCTGTCGTAGTTCGCCTAAAGCACCGACTTCAGCGAACCCTGCGCGAGCCTGCTGTTCAGTAATACCTCGTCGAGCCAAGTCCTCAGCGAACGCACCAGTCAACTGAATACCACCCTGCTCTAAGCCACGGGCTGCGATGTTGGCGGCCTGTGCCTGACGGGTAAGTAGTGGGGCTGTGCGCTGTGGGTCAAGGAAGTATGCGGCCAGTTCGCTTTCGCCAATGCCGTACAAGTTCTTCATCTGTTCTTTGACCGCTGGATCAGCGTCAGCGACAGCACGATAGCCCTGCTGGACACGTTCGTTGAGTTCTGATGGGGAAACATCACCCTCAATCAAAGCTTGGAAGTCGTCTGTCTGGTCGTAGAAGTTTGCTGGCAAACCGTTCGCTTGGAGGGTTTGACGGAACTGGTTTTCCAACCCAATATACGAAGCAGGGTCAAGTTCTGACAGACCCTTCTTTAGTCGTGCAGCATTACCCGCAAACCGCTTTTGGTATGCAGGCTGTTCACGGATAGCGAAAATAATTGCGTCAGGGTTATTGATGTTGACAGTTTCCTTAGCAATAATTTCCGTATAAACGTAATCAGCCAGATCGCCCAAACCGTAAGTGGCAAGAACCGATGCCATAGTGGTACGGGCATCCTGACGACGTTGCGCTGTTTGAAGTTCTATTTGCTGTTGCTGAAACTCTCGATCCAAACGCATCTGTCGAGCAATTTCATCTTCTTCATCTTCACCACCGCCTACTGGCTGGCTAGGTGTCAGCAAACTATTTCGGAAATCGTAGAAAGCATTGAACTGTTCCTGCAACGGATCAGTGACAGTTGGGGCGACCTCTCCAGCGTCAGCCATACGCTCCTGAATACCAAAAATATCACTCATCAGCCAACCTTTCCAAACGCTCTAGCCAAAGTCAAAGCAATATCCGTAGCCTGCTGATTAGCTTGCTTCGTGTACTGCCAACCGAAAGTAGGATCACTCTTAACCGTTGTAACCCAATCAGACAACGACAACTGTCCACCGTCTTTAGTTCCAAAAGCCTTCAGATACGGCCCTGAGAACATATCAATCTCATCCTCAGAACGTTCCAACAGATCAGCCGCATAACGACGATAGTTCGCACCAACATCTTCCAACGACAAACCTGCATCAATCTGATCTGCCAACTGCGGGTATGCGCCACGCGCAAACTTCTGCAAGCGTTGACGCAAACCTTCCTCAGTCAACACTTGACCCGTGGTGGCTTCCGGTGTGCCAGTAAGAATGGACTGAACCTGGTCATCGGTGACTTTGAAGTTGTATGCGCGACCAATCTTACGGATACGGTCAGCGTCAACACCTGACAATGCTCGACCTTGTTGCGCCGAACTTACAGGTGATTTGAACGTGGCATTAAATACAGCCTGTTTCTCGCCTAAACCAGTCAACCCTGTACGGGCAACAGTCGTAGCAACCTCAGTCAAAGTTGCGTCAGTCAAACCAATGTCACCGTAAGTGTTAGCGATACGGGATTTAGTCAACGAGATGAGGTTTTCTTTGTCTGCGTCTACAAGCTGGTCAAACTCTTTCGTTGCAGAGATCGTGGTCTGCCAATACTTTGTGCCACGAAGTTCTTGTTTGATTCGTTCTCGACCAGCAGTAGATGAAAGATCGTAGGTTCCCTTTGGATCAGAAACCTTAATCATCAAATCAAGTAGGTCTTTACCAAAATATGTTTCAGCGTTAGCAGCCAACCAGTCGTCAGAGTATGACGGGAAGAATTGTTGTAGCGCGTCAATCCAGTTCTGTTGGACTGCTGCAGGTGGCTTAGGTGTTTTCTTGTCTTTGGTTGTTGTGACCGTGGCTCCAGTAGGTGCTGTGGTCGGGGTAACGGTTGGGGTGACAGGTGCGTTTGTTTCCGTACCAGCAGTTGCAGTAGAACCAGTAGTTGCGGTCGTTGTGCCTGCTGGCTTAGTTGTGGTTGGTGCGGCCTCTGGAGACAGAACACGAACATCATCAAAACCAACCGGTATTGCCTGTGCGCCACCCTCAATGGCGGTAATCACAGACTGATATTGCTCAACCTGATTGACATACCCTGAGTATTCTTCGGCAGTAATTTCATTCCTTCTGAAACGTGCCAACGCAGTTCTCTGCTGTTCCTGAGCTGTTTTAAGTTTGTTCTCAGCGCGAGCCAAAGCAGTCTTAGTCGACCGAGCCTGATCCGCTTTAGTTGCAGCAGCAGCCTTTGATTTAGCGGACTCACCCTTAGCCTTCTCCGACTCAGCAGCCTTAGCGTTCCTGACCTGGGTCGTCAAAGAGTTGACAATGTTCCTCAACCCTGCCAAAGACAGTTTCGCGCCCTTATAGTTGTAACTCGTTGCACCAGAATCCAACGCTGCTTGTGCAGCATCTAACTCTTTTTGAAGTTCAGCAGAAGTAGCCATTATCCAGTCCTTAACATCTCGTTAAACAAATCAGCAACCTGAGCAAAACGGTAAGCCTGTTGTTCGCCAGTCGCAGCACCAGCAACCACGTTCTCACTAATTGTTGAAAGAGAACCTGACTCACCGGCAACAGATTTCTGTTGAACCTGCTGAATCAAAGACTCAACCTCAGCATCAGTGAACTTGCGACCCAAAGCCTCAATCGCTTTCTCATCCAAAGACTTACGGGTATCCATCTTTGATGGACCCTTACGCCCACTACCAGAAGTAGGGTATTCCTGACGAATAAAGTTCAACGAGGTTTTCCAGTTATACCCGTACTCG